ATATGTGGTGCAGCAGATGTTGCTATCACCTTGAGCATTTGCTGTTTGTTAGTAATCATTTTGATCAGCGAATGTAGAGATAAGAACCGCTCCAATCTGCACGCTTCAAACATTCCTCACGCGATGCAATGTTTAGAAGATTGTAACGCACAATCTTTGCAGGTGCTTTGATACTAGCAGGTTTGAAAACTTCACCAGTCTTCTTATCAATGAAAGCATGAATTGAATCACGCTGACCATAACGATACATGAAGATTTTGTGATACTTACGACCAGAAGAATCAAGGACAAAAGTAACATCACGAGAGTGCTTGCTTTGATAATCTTGATCAAGAGAATCACACAGCATCTGACAATACTTTACGATGTTAAGTTGAATTGTGTTGCGTGCATCTTGCATGGCAACATAATCAGCAAAGGTTTCAGTGGTCATTGTGGTTGTGCTCATACTATAGGGACACTTTAGAGGTGAGTAACATTTACATCACCAACTTTTGGCAATGGTGAAGTTCAAGCGACTGAATGTTTCACGGTCAACAACTTTGTAAGATCCAAAGTCATTGTGCATAACAAAGCCCTCATGGGCAACTTGATCGCCACCGATGTAACAATCAATGGAATCGTCACATTCAATGAAGCAGAACAAATCCATCTTGATAGAGTACACCAGTTTCCACAATCGCAGCAGGTTGATGTCAACATCATGATTTTCTGCAATCTCTTCTTCATTCACGGGTTTACCCTCACGAATGTAAGAATTGATGACTTTTTTCAGTTCTTTTGCTTGCTTCTCATTCACGAAAGTGCAGAGGGTTGACATTTGCCTAGCAAACTTACATACATCCTCAATGTCATCACGATAAGGGCAAATCTCTGCATTTGGTTTCACAAACTTGCAGTAATATGTGTCCGTGATGATAAACTTCATAGGATGTGCGATTGCATCCCTAAGATCGTTCTTTGCAGTGTAATAAGTATGAGGTGCGATGATAATCTCCTCGGTGATTACATCATCAAAGATGTAAGTAATGGTGTTAGGTGTATGCATTACACCACCACCGAAACCAATAAAATCACCCTGATAAATGCCACTCTTGGGATCAGGCAAATAATCGAAACATGCGTGCAGAATGTCTGCTACATTTCCAGTGTGGTTAGCATCAATGTCAGCATGTGATTCATTGATCTTGATCTTTACTTTGTTGAACACACTTTTAGTGCCAACGAAGAAATTACCAGTGGCAGGATTAGTGCCCCAAACAATAGCAGGAGCACCATCAATCTTGGTGCTAAGATATGAATCTTTAGCACACATCCAGTCTAGAACTGATAGATCACCAGTCAGAATGGTGTCTTCGGGGTGTTCGATGTGGGTGTTCTTCATACTACAGGGACACTTTAGAGGTGAGTAATATTATTTCAGTGGAAGTTTTGCTACTGATTTACCCTTACGATGTCGTTCAATAAAGTTCATTGCAGATTGACGATTGCGACACTCTTTAATAACTCTGCCCTGATGTATGATTGCTAGTCTAATGTCGCTGCCTGCAATCGGTACAGCAGCATAACACAATGGGTTTTCATATTTACCTACCATAAATCCCTCTTCTACTGATTTGGCTTCTAGTATGCTGCTCTTAGTTTGTGTTAGTTTCATCCGTCACACCATCCCATAACTTCACAACCAGGATGATTTAACATTGCCTCATCAATTCCGTTCATGATGTAAACATCATCATCGTCCCATGCTTCTTTAATCATCTTTCCACTGCTATCATAAACACCGGCACATTGCATGATGTAGAAATTCCACATATATCCCTTATCTTTATACATTTCAAGTTCCTCTGGTTCACACCAAATGTCCCAATCAATGGGTTCAGCATCACCATTCTCACCACAATCGATCTTAAACTGTTTGGCACATTCATCCGTAAGGAACAAGAATCCACTATGATTCTCATCAATCAGGTAGAACAATCCATCGACTTCAATACAATCAGCCAACAGTTCTTCTTCTGTTAGTTCTGGTGCCTCAAACTCAGCATGTGGAGGTTTGGCAACGTAATCAATAAATTCCATAGGTTTAGTTTGTTGTTGTCTAAAGTCGTTCATTAGACGATTAAGAAAATTCATTTTTAGATTTAAGAAATAGTAGGAGAAAACTTTTTCTCATACTCCAACAATTCTTGTGGAGCAACAATTAGATTCGACTCTGATGTTAGTGTCCTATCTTTCCATTCACGACTTGCACTGTAAGAGTACAAATCTAAACCAGCACGAATATATTGCTGATCTGTAGGAACTTTGATAACGTATGATCCACGTCGGTTATCAATACCCTCCAAACTTAGTCGGTCATTCTCTTTACCAACAACAAGAATAGTAGAGCAACACATCACATACCATTTACGAAATGTAGAGAACTCGCAAAAACTTTCACGATTGTCTAACATGAAATGGTATGTATTTTGTGGACGGAAGCAATGATCTTTCGTTGCAATAAATTTCTTGTTGCTTTGTAGTTTCTCAAATGCAGTTTTTGTAATCAATCCCGTAGGAATAGAGCAGGAATGAACTAGATCATAAAAAGGTCTAGTGATAGCCCTCACTATATCTTTGTCATTTCGATTATTCTGCCACCAATCAATGATGGCAGGGTTCATGAAGTCATGATAGCAACGCTGTGCATAAATTTCAATCTTTTTTGCACTAGATGGTTTGATTTCAGATAACCTGTCTAGTGCATGTTCCATTGTGATGATAGACTTTTGCATGATCAATTAGCGGCGAATCTCACTGATAGCGGGTTGACCTTGATTGAATACAACATCAACAACTGCCTGCACTTTGCGAGCAGTGCTAATGCCAACACTGTCATAAGTTGGGACACAAACTAAACCAAAGGTCTTAGATTCTGCACCCAAACGAATAACACGACCGATAGATTGACTGATGCCAATGTAATCCATGTTCCGCATGAAGATGACTGCTTCAAGTCCTTTGACGTTGATACCCTCAGACAAAATACTGTGGTGGATACAAACAAACTTCTTGCTAGGATCTTTGCCCCAAGAGTTCAGTGTATCAAAGAACTTTTCACGATCGACTTTCTTACCATCGATGATTGCACCTGTCTTCGATGTGATCGTCATCCAAGAATAACCACGTTCAGCAAGTTGCAGACAGAAATCAGATTGAGAAATAAGACCCACAATCTGCTTGGTTGTGCGAGCACAAATCAGAGTCTTGTCGATGTTGTTGTCATCAATAGTCTCCAACAGATTGTCACTATCCTCTGCATACATCACCTTGCGACCCTTGATAACATCAAGTTTCTTGATGATAACTTTAGGAGGAAGAATGTAACCACCTTCAACCAACTCAGGTGCAGGAACATTTGCCAGAACCTGACCATAAACATCACCCCAGTTCATACCAGGCTTCTTAGGTGTCAGAGAATGTTTAGGCGTTGCAGTAAAGAAATAGCAACGATCTGCATCACCAGAGAAGAACTCAGTTGCAGGGAAGAAGTGACGCTGAACGCTGTTATGTGCCTCATCAAAGTAAATAGCATTTACCTCAATATCTGCCTCCATGATACGATGCAGAGAATGATAGGTGGTAAAGATGATGCAGTTCTCACCATATCCGCGAGCAACATTAGCATAGAGATGAATCTTCTCTGGGTTTGTTGTGCTAGTGTGATGCGTTTCGCCACTATGAACGTGCATCACATGCAAATATGGGTCACTATTGTGTGGATCAAGAACCTCTAAGAACTCGGAACATAGTTGATCCGCCAGCAATATACGAGGAGCAACAATACACAAAGTCGTAGGATTACCACTATCAAGTTGTTTCTTTGCATCTTTTATCATACACATAGTTTTCCCACCACCAGTAGGAATCACAATCTGTCCACGATTGTGCTTCTGCATAGCAGCAACAGCGCGTTTTTGGTGTGGGCGGAGAGAAATAGTCACAGACGGTGGTTTGATACCTAATTACAAATATAGCACCCTCACAGACGATTGTAAAGGGTGCTAAGCGTGCGTACACTATAGGAACGCTTTAGTGGTGAGTGATATTATGCAGGAATCTTTTCCTTTACTTTGCTCACGATTTCAGGTAGAACTTCCATACGGAATTGCATGTGCTTTGCACCGCTTCCTCCACACGCCCACTTATAAGTATCGTCTGCATCATTGCGGCGATCTTTATCAGCGTATACTTCTTCATGAAGGTGCAAAGATTCTACTGCCTGGTCGTAAGTATCGATGCCATTGTTCATCATCCAGAACAAGTTGGTAATAGAACTCTTACGAAGAATAGCATCTTCAGAAAGTTCCTCCCAGTTATCGTCAATCATCTTGTCAATGTAACTTGCAAGGGTAGAGAATTGAGAGGTAATTTTCTCCTCATCAAAATCTGCATAGTCACTGACATAGAGTTTGTTCTTTGAAGTTTGAGTAACACCATTGATTTCATAATCAGAAATTTCCTCATCCTTGCAATAATTGTTGAGAGACATGTCAATGGTATCAACAATCCACTCATCACCAACAAGACGCTTTTTGTACTTGTCGCCAAACATCTTAATCAAAAGTGGAGCAAGTTCTTTTCGCATTTGTCGCACATATGCTGCCCAAGGAGTATGCAAAGCATTGCGAAGTTCTTGTGCATTAAGAGGAACACCACTGTTCACATTGACAAAGACATCTGACAGGCCTTTGTAGTCAATTTGAGTGTATTCACTAACAATAACTTTGCGACCCTT